TGCTCCTCACCCGCTTTACGGTACGCTTCTACAAGTTTTAATTGTTCTTCAGTGATCTTCAACCGGTTGATGTCTTGTGCGAACACTTCGTCAGCAGTTAACTTTTTCAAAACCCCCTTTTGTTTTATTTTATTTACATGTTGGGGAGTTATTAAAGGTACCTCTGATAAAAATGATGCGTTTTCAACCGCGGGTTTCAGAACCTTGTCATTTGTTATTTTTCTTTGCCCAGAAAGAAGGTGGGCAGCGCTAGTATTTATATGGGAAGCCTTGATTCCTTTCCCTTTCTGGCCAGCAGGATTAGCAATTTCCTCTGGCTGTACATTCTTGTGTTTGAATGTCTTTGGTTGGTTCACTACTTCATCACCTGTTGACCCCATAAAGTTTGAGATTGAATAAAACTCTGCTAAAGCTTCTCTGTATATGTTATCAGCCTTCATTTGAGCTATAACTTGGTCACTCACTTCAATTGAAGGTTGTGTCAAGTCGATCAAATGCTTGTTGATAGCCCAGTCCTCAATCTTTCTAAGCAGTAGAGTTGATATGCGGTTATTCCATACCTTATTTGTATCAAACGTACTAGTGGAAATCTCTTTCCTAAGCTCATTGACTTCTTTGAACTCTTCGTAGTATGCGTTTTTATGATAGTCTCTACTCCCCTCTGTTGTCGCTCTGTCAGTGTTGACGTTTATAATGTCAGTTGCATTCATCCCCCTAGGGAGGAGCTCTTTGACATCTTCTGGCGTTAGTTGATCTGCAAATTCAGTGAGCTTCAAAGCTTCTAGCAAAGGACCATCATCCATCAAGCCGTCTCGCTCTAGCTTACTTCTAGCGTCTGCTGATATAACTTTCAACGCTTCATCTATAGGTTGGTAGAACCATCCACCCGCCATCCTATAGGTCTCGGCCATTACCAATTTGTACATGTCTACAGAAATGCCTTTCTTTGTGGCTATATTTATTTTACCGGCGTCGATCTTAAGAGGTGACTCTGCGTCCCTCTGCGGCGCGACCAACGCTGCGACTAACCGGTCTGTTGCAAGTACTGGAATCCATTTTCCCATCAAGTTAGAGTACGTCGCCGCGTACCCCAGTAAATCGAGTTCCACTAATTTGCCTAAGTGTTTCGTACGTTCAGAGCCCTCATCCTGCATTAGGCCTGTAATAGGTGCTGATTGTCTACACTCATTTAATTCTGCTTCCAAGTTTGGTATTTCTTGTTCTACTAGCCAGTTTATTCCTACAAATTCACAGAGCTTGTCCCAGCTCTCTGAGCCTGGTGTGCACTCTGGTTCAATATTGTAGGTCAGGTATTTGACACCCCTCCTCCAGTGCCACGCAAAGACTGATGATCGTCCTGCGTTGCCACAGTAAGTTATCTTTATTCCGCTGGCCATGCCAGGAACCTTAAATTGTAAGGATCCTAAAATGGCTGCGCAATCAGCTTGCATGTGTGGTAGTAAGTTTGTCCCTGTGTACGCCCAAGACATGTTGAACCTAGGGCGGTTCCTTGTGTCTATATGGCCTCTCGTTAGTAGGTAGTAATTCATTGCAGACAAGTCTCTGGGGCTAGTTTGGGATTCCCCTTTTACTAAGTCTATAGAGTAGTAGGAGTGGCATTTTGTTCCTTCGTTCCACTTACTCACATAGAAATTGTCTGCATAGACCAGAGTGACAGTCCTTCCGTGTTCAGTTAGAAGTTTTATGGTTCTGTCCATTCCACCGTGATAAAACGACACCCCATACATTGATGGTATCCTGTCGTCAATCAAGAAGTTTGGAGCATAGTCTAAAACCGGGTCCATTATAGCGCTTTGCAGTATAAAAGTTGGGAACGGTTGAGCAAATATATTACGGGTCTTTTCCCCTTTTAATACCTTAGCCCAGTCGTATCTCTCGGTCTTCGGGAACATATAAGATGATCCTAAAAACCAATAAGCCTGCATAGTATCTTGCATGTCTTTCAATGCCTCCGGTGTTTTGTTAGACGGTTTTGCCATAGTGCTTGTGTTCTGGTTAAAGCTTTTAGCTAAATTTTGACTTACTTGCCCTATAAACGAGTCAGCTATTGCGTAACTCTCTAGTATAACCTGATCTTTATATTTGTGAGGAAAAGGCGGACCGGCCATTTTGTCCGTCCCTATCCTTGGTAAGAAACTCCATAGTTCTTCTCGTTCAAGCCCATCATCATCCTTAACCTTAATAATCCCTGCAAAATACGACGGTCTTTTGAAAAGACCTGGGAAGAAGACAATTTCTTCAGCTTTATGCCGTGATGAGAGATTGATCGGCATGTACTCTTCCATGATCTCTGAATACTTTTCGTAAACAGTTTGGCCATCTCTACACAGGTGGTTTAAAGAATCGACTAAGTTTTTGCAAACATTCAACCCGTTTCTACCGAGTTTACCGTCGTATCCTGCCTTTAGCCGGTGTAATTGACCCTGCCATGTTCCAGAGCACATTGAAGTATCTCTCATCGCTGTATAGAGCTTTTGCATGATCGGGTGGTACTCTTTTCTGGTCTCCATGTGAAGTTTCAAATACTGGAACCATATTTGTTTGTACAGTTTGACATTATTAGGTATAATCCTATAGGTGGGGGTGTACTTGGGTATCCTCTCCTGATCACCCATAGGCAAATTCCTAAAAACGTCTTTCGACCCGTCCTTTCCAACCATAACTTCAATTAGGACAGGGTTAATCGAACCTGACAGGTTAACTGAAGTCAATTCCGGAACCGTCCTGGGTCGAAATATTGGCAGGTTCATTGAAGCTGCGTGTCTCGACAGGTCGGTTGCGGTGAATTTCTTCATATCATCTGGTATAACCTTAGACTGTGCTGGCATTACATATGCCACCATATTATCTTGGTTATCAGATCTGTCTGCCTCTCTCACTCCTTTCAGAATAGAGATGATGTCTTGTCTGTGTGA